AGAGGAAAAGAAATTACTTTAGAAACCAAAGAAAATTATAAAGTAAAATTAGGTACAATAGATAACAAGAACCCTAGAACGATTTACTTAAATGTGTCAGCATGGGGAGAACCCCTAACAGAAGAAGATAATTACGATAGTGTATTAAATAATCTGAGAAAGAAAGTTAAACAGAAATTATACAATAACATTAAAGAAAGTAATTATACCACTGAAAAGTATATTGTTGATTTAGATATGAGGTCTTCTGGTATTTCACAAACAAAGAGAAGTTATATGTCTTGTGAAATTACATTGTTCCAAAAAGAAAAAATACCAGTAAACAATCCATTCACAATTTCTGAAGGTACAAAATTAGTTACCAATTTAATTGATGATTGTTTTGAGTGTAGTAATCATTTTAAGTTTTACAAAACAAAAAACAAATAAGGGGATATTCCCCTTTTTTTTTATGCCTTTATTTTTTTTAACTATATAACATATTTATATAATATGAAAAAGATTGTTAGAATTACAGAAAATGATATTGTTAGTATTGTTGAAAAAGTTCTTTTAGAGAATAGAAGGTTTAAGGTAAGACATTCAGATGGTGACACATTTAATATAGGTGGTAAGAATTATGATGTAAAATTCTTTAGCCGTAAGAGTGATGGTAATTCAGAGGAAGAAGATATTAAACAAGTATCTTTTACAATCAATGATATAAAAGATAGTGAAAATGTATTTGGTGCGAATCCAGGTAGACAAATATACGGTCATAGTCACAACCCAAAAAAATATAAAGAAATAATAGGTATAGAAGATTCCGCACATTATGATGAGTTAGTAAGTAAAATTACAGATATTCTACATGACCATTTAGGTGGTGATGGTGATTGGGAACTACCAAAATTAAACGCATAGATATGAATAAGTTTGATGTAAATAAAAATAATGAACTTAATAAGAAGTCAATTCTTATTGAGTATGATGCAGGTTATATATCTCCAAAGGATAACAGAGAGTTTATTAGTGAAATGAATAAACTATCAAGAGGTGAAAAAATTATAGAAGAACCATTAGTTGTTTATGCAGTTATGCAGAAATATGATGTTGAAAATAAAAATGGTAGAATCTATCCGGAAGCTATATTAAAAAGAGAAGCAGAAAATTATTTAGAACTTATTAAAGATAATAGAGCATTTGGTGAGGCGGATCATCCAGAATCATCAATTGTTGCAATTAGTAGAATATCACATAATGTTACAGACTTATGGTGGGAAGGTAATGTATTAATGGGTAAACTTGAAATCATTATGTCACCAGGATTCGTAAACAAAGGAATTATTTCTTGTGAAGGTGATAGAATTGCTAACTATTTAAGAAAAGGATATAAAATAGGTGTTTCATCTAGAGGTGTTGGTTCTTTAGCAAAAGAAGATGGTAAAAATATAGTACAAGATGATTTTGAAATTATCTGTTGGGATATAGTTACTTCACCATCCACACCGGGTTCTTGGATATATGATGAGAATCCAACAAAAGAACAACAAATGAGTGAATCAGAAGATAAGAATGATAAGGATTTATTGATAGACTCAATAGATGATTTCTTAATTGACTAAAAAAATTACACACTTAAATCTTGACTTTCAAAAAATAATACATATTTATATAAATAAGTGTCATTTTTGGCGCTTTCATATATTTATATGTGTAAGTCTGTATGTCAGACTAATATATTTATAATAATAATAAAATTTTAAACAAATTTTCAAAATGGCTGAAAAAAAGAAATCAATCATCGAAGAGTCTTTACTAGAGTTTAAGACTATAGAAGATGCCTTGAAAGCCAACACAAAAGAAATACTTGCTTCTACAATGAAGGAAGAAATTGAAAAGGTTGTGAGAGAATCTCTTGAAGAACAAGAAGAGGTTGAAGACAACGAAGCAGAGGATCTTGATGATATGCAAGATGAAATGTCTGTAGACGCTGAAGAAGCGGAAGAAACAGAAGACGATTTAGAAGATTTAGAATTAGACATGGCTGCTGCTGACGCGGAAGCAGAAGAAATGGATGATGATGAAGAAGCTGAATTAGAATTACCTATGGATGATATGGATGGTGAAGAACCTGAAATGGAATTAGGAGATGCAGAAGGAATGTTAGCTAGTTTAGGTGATATGGAAATGGATATGGATGGTGAAGAACCTGAAATGGATATGGATATGGATGATGAATTAGACTTAACAATGGCTTCTGATGACGAAGTTCTTAAAGTATTCAAAAAAATGGGTGATGAGGATGAAATCGAAGTTGTAAAAGACGAAGAAGGAATCTCTCTTAAAGATAATCAGACAGGTGCTGAGTATTACATTAAAGAATCTGACGAATTAGAAGAAGAAATGTGCGAAGGTGCAGGTTGTTCTGATATGTATGAAGAGGAAATGGAAGAAGAAACTATCTACGAAGTGGAAATAGATGAAGATATGTACGAAACGTATATGGATGAATCTAAAGAAATGGAAGAAGGTGAAGAAATCTCTGAAGAAGAAGTTGCTGAAGGTGACGAAATGAAAGAGGAAGAAGAACCTATCGAAGAGGATAAAATGCAAAGACATCAAAAATCTGGTAAACAGAGATATAGTGGTGCTAAAGCTGGTTCTGACCAATTAGGTGAATCTAGAAAATCTAGAAGACCTTCTAATGTAAGAAAAGAGTCATATGAAAAATTGTTGAAAGAATACGATGAGTTGAAATCCAAAAATGGAGAATACAAAGAAGCTCTTAAAGTATTTAAAACTAAAATCAATGAGGTAGCATTATTCAATCAAAACTTAGCTCATGTAACTAAGTTATTTACTGAACATTCAACTACTAAAAAAGAGAAGATGGCTATTTTAGGTAGGTTTGACGAAATCGAAACTATTAAAGAGTCTAAAACTCTATATAAAAATATTGCAGGTGAGTTAACGGAGAAAGCTCCTATTACTGAATCTGTAGATAAAAAAGTAAATAAAACGATTGATTCTTCAAAATCAAATCTTAATGAGTCTACAGCTTATGTAGATCCACAAATCAATAAGATTAAAGATTTGATGAGTAGAATTAATTCATAATAAAAAATTAAATTAAAACATTTATAAAATGGGAAGTTTATTAAACTCAGGTGAAGTTGGAAATATCGGACTTGAACACCTAAAACAAATTAGAACAAAGACTATGTCAAAATGGAATGACTTAGGATTTTTAGATGGTCTTAAAGGACACATCAAAGAGAACGTTGCTCAGTTATTCGAAAACCAAGCATCTTCTTTATTAACAGAATCTACTGATGGAGCATCTTCTGGATCTTTCGAAACAGTAGTATTCCCTATCGTTAGAAGAGTATTCTCTAAATTATTAGCTAACGATATCGTATCAGTACAAGCAATGAATATGCCAATTGGTAAATTATTTTACTTCGTACCAAAAATCTCTACTGATGCTGTTGCATTGAACGGTAAGAATGCTGCAGGTAATGGTTCATTACCAGCTGCACCAGGTTCACCTGCTGTTACTGCATTCAGAGATAAAAATCTTTATGATTTATATTATAACGATGGGTTATTTGACGCATCTAAAGGTAAGTCTACTCCAGTAACTAAAACTTCTGTTGAAGCTAACACTGGTGATTTAACTATTGTTTCTGGTTTATCTTGTACAGCTGCATATGCTGCTAACTCACAAAAAACATTATCTGCTGATGATTCAGTAAGATCATTAAAATTAGCTATCGATGGTTTCTCTGACGCTTCTGCTGGTAGATTAATTGACGCTACAGGTGAAGAAGTTGATACTGAATCTTTCTTAGCTTCATTAAAAGTAACTACTGATCAAGCTATCGTTGATAACGATGGAACTGAGATTGCTGCTGCTGGTACTGAGTTACCAATCAGATTAGTAACTCAAAAATACGGTAAAGGTATTGTTGACTATTCAACTGGTGGTATTTGTTCACCTGATGGATGTCTATTAGTTGAAGTTGATTTAACACACCCAGCTTGTGTTGATTGTTCTTCTGGAAGAATTGATGGATACACTGGTGCTGAATCAGGATTCACATCTACATCTGTATCATCATCTGCAAATACTTTCTCAGCAACTTGGTTACAATATGCTGATTTAGAATTCGCTACTGAGATGGGTGAAGTTTCTTTCGAACTTTCTGAAGTAGTTGTTTCAGTTACTGAAAGAAAATTAAGAGCTACTTGGTCTCCGGAATTAGCACAAGATGTTAGTGCATTCCATAACATTGATGCTGAA